TCAAAAGAAAATAATATTGCAACCAAACTGACAAATCATGCTAGAAATTTTATCATTAGTGAAAAAAAACAGCAGATATTGAGACAATTCATGACGTAAAAATGATTTCCAGTGATTTTTATACGGTAAAAATTCAATTAATAGCATTAGGTTTAATCGAAAAAAGTGATAAAAGACGTAGTGTAAAAGACTCGTCAACATATTGGCGATTAACGACATATGGAGAGGGACTAATGATTAGACTAATGGCATTACGAAAATAGTTTTTATATTTTTACATTCTTTAGGCGTGATTCCACTCGGTTTCACGCTTTTTTTATGCCCTTTTACGACAATAAATCTATTGTCGTGTCTACCCACTTTAAAAACTTCTCTATCACCCACATATAGGGTACTTTTATACTGAAAAATTAATGAACGAAATTATTCAGTATGAAAGACAAAATCTTATCAGCACTTAAAAAAAGCGTTGTTGATCCCAACACTGGCAAAACCAGTATTAACGATCAAACATTTAATGCCTACGTAGATATCATCGCTGACAAAATCACTGATGAATCACAAATTGAATCAGCTATCACGCCTTTTGTGAATGTCCTTAAAGAATTCCAAGGTAATATCAATAGCGTGGCAGCTGAAGCCGCAAGAAATAAGGAAACTGAGTTGAAAGCTGCGCAAAACGCTGCACCGCAAAACGGGGATGGAAAACCAGTGGAACCTAAAGGAGATGATATTCAAGCTTTAATAAAAGCTGGTATAGACTTAGCAATGAAACCTTTAGCTGAGAAACTTAGTGGTTATGAAGCTAAAGAGAGGCAAGCGGCTCGTCAGAATTTAATCTCCAACAAAGCAAAAGAACTCGGTATACCTGATTGGAGACAGAAAGAGGGGTTTACTATTGCTGATGATGCAGATGAAGCAACAATCAACTCCTATTTATCTTCTGTAAAACAAAACATTGTTACCGCAGGTCTTGAGAGTAGTAATAGCGGATTTTCATTGTCCACACCTGAAGATAAAGCCAAAGAGCTTGCAACAGATTGGGCAAAAAATCTTCCAGATGCTTAACTTAAAAATTTAATAAGATGGGTGTAGAATTTAACAAAAATGGAATAGGAGGGGACTTCCCCGTATTTTGGAGAGGTGAATGTAAAGTATTGCCGGGCGATTATAAGCTTAAACAAACTTTCGCTGAAGGTGATCTTTTAAGAAAGGGTACTCCTTTACAGATTGATTTTGAAAACATGGAAGCCGGAGTGGTTAAGGTGGCAAAGGTTTTAGCCGGAGGAACTACCGCAAAACCTCGTGTAGTGAAAGGTTCTCTTTTGAAATCAGGTGATGTGGTTATGAAATTAGGGAAAAATGATTTAAGTCCCTCCGTTTCATCTATTGACACATCAAATAGTGATTATGATGTGATTACTCTCTCAGCTGCTATTACAGGTCTGGCTGAAGGTGCTTTTTTACAGGAATGTTCAGCTTATGTTCCCGCTGCCGGAGAAGTAGCCGCTGTTCCGTCAGTTCCTCTTTATGTACCTGATGCCGTTATTGAGACTAACAAAGAGTATTCTTTAAATGGTTTCCAGACTGTATCTGCCGGATATGACGTGCTTATTCTTAAATGCGTAGCTTATCCTGTTCCATCGGAATGGCTGGAAGGATTCTCATTAAAGAACAATCATTCAATTAAGTACGTAAAACAGTAAGGAGGTAAAAAATGAGTTTATTATTTAGTTCTATTTTTGGAGAACTGACCAAGCAGGTACAAGTTCGTATAGATGCAGCTTCTGAGCTGAGAAAAAGATTGTTTGACCAAAATATCTACGAAAGATATTTGGATTGGGATACTCCCACAATTGGTCTGAACTTTGAGGAACTTATCGGTTCTTATAACCTGAGTGTAGCTGCTGCCACCTTAGAGAGTAACGGTAAAGAGCCTATAATGGGAACAGAAGGCCTAGAGACTTTAAAACAAAAGGTTCTTAACCATTCTATTTCTTTCTCGATGACAATTGAAGAATACCGTAAAGTATTACAGATCCTCGATTCAAGAATGATTGGTGATGCCCAGAAAGCACAGATGCTTATTAATCTGATGTGGAAAAACGTCAATGGAGCTGTGAACTCTGTTCAATCCAAATTGGATATTATTTTCTTAGGTGCTTTGTCTAATGAAGGTGTTTTTACTTTCGATGCAACAAATAATCCTGAAGGTGGTGTTAAGGGAACTATTGATTATAAAATGCCATCTGAAAACAAGGCTACAGTTACTACTTCATGGACTGATGCTAATAAGGATACTGTAGACTGCTTTGAAGATCTTCAAGGTATTCTTGATGCTGCACAGGATAAGGTATCTTTTGAAAAGATTCTTCTTTCTCAAAGTAAGTTGTCTTACATCCTCCGCAATAAGAAGATGAAACTTGTTGTATTTGGTCAGGATAAGTCTTCGACTCCTCTTTTGCTCTCTAACCTGAATGAGTTTATGCAACAAAATAACTTTCCTATTTTCGAAACGATCCGCAGAACTACCCGTATTCAGAATAACGGAAAGTTAACTAATTATACTCCATGGAATGCCGATAATATGGTTTTTGTTCCTTCTGGTAAACTTGGTCTTATCAAAAACGCCTATGCAGACAATGAGTTGAGACAGGAGCCTGGGGTAACTTATTCTAATTACGGACGTATTCGTATTTCTCAATGGGGTAAAGGTGAAACAGACAACTCCAATGGCGTTGAATTTACAAAAGCTCAATCTCTTTCTTTGCCTGTTATAACTGAAATCAATGGAATCTATTCATTGAAAACCATTAAATGACAGTAAAAGACTACATAGTAGGTAAGTTTCAGTCCTTCGGGATTAATATTTCGGAGGCTGATCTTCTTGACATTACACAGGAAGGGGGTAAGGAGATAACTTCAGATAGTATACGAGAAATTCAGATTGCTATTCTAAAGTTTATCCCCTCCCTTTTACTACGTCCTCAATCTATTTCAGAAAGCGGGTTCTCTATCTCAAGAGCGCAAAGCGATGATATACGCGCTTATTACGACTATCAGTGTAAGGAACTAGGCATTGAGAATCAGTTAAGCAGTTCAATTATTGATGCTACAAATCTTTGGTAAAATGAATTATACTCCCCATATACTAAAAGTCTGTCATCCCGGACAATCTTCAAAAAATGATGAAGGTGTTATTACTCCCGGAGTTCCTACATGGGAAACTATAGGAGGGTGCAGATGTGATGATAACGGAGGACTCAAGCAGGTAGGCATCAACGGACAAGCATATACGTACAATTACCATATTGTCTACGAAGGGACGAAAATTCCAATAGGAACAAAAGTACGTGTGTTTGAAGCAGACTCAACTATACGCGGAGAAGGGGAAGTTATAAAGTCAAGTAAGTGTAACTTTTTAAATTACTCAGAGATATGGCTATAGTTCAAATGAATGATATCCAAAAAGAATTTGATGATAAATTCAAAGAGTTAAAGGCTGCAGTTAAGACAAAACTCACTGTTGAGGGTGAAAATGCTGTTGCTTATGCTCGCAGAAACGGGGATTATGAGGATAGAACAGGAAATCTGAGAGCCGGAGTAGGGTACGCCGTTACTGATGATGGAATTGACTCAATGGGTGCCAACTCAAAGACTGAACAGTTCATCAAAGATCAGGATACGTCCGGTATTTCTTTAGTTCTGGCCGATGGGGAGGATTATGGAAGCTGTGTAGAGGCGAAAGGATATGATGTACTGAGCATGGCTAAGCTGCAGGCAGAGGAAAACGTAAGGAGGGCTTTGAATGACCACAAATGACGTAAAAGTAATTCTCTATAAGATAGTAAATGCTTCTGCTTTGGGATCTATTCCTATTTACAGAGATGTTCACCCACCAATTAAATCATCTAAAGAAGCTACAGAAAGAATCGTGATTAATTGTCTGGGCTTGAATAATGCTCCTTGGAAGAAAGGGTATGCCAACGTGAACATATTCGTGCCTTATCTCAAAGAAGCTGAATATGACCAGCCCGATGTGAATAGACTTTCAGCTTTGGAAACTATCGCAACAGATTTATTCAAAAGCATATACGACGAAACAAAAGGAGCTTGTCTTATCAGAACAGAAGAGATTAAACAAGAAGAGGACAAACCTACATGGAGCTATTTTATTAATGTGAGACTAAAAATTCAAGTATCAAATTTTAAATTATAAAGTTATGAGTGGAATATCAGCAATTGGAATTAAGGCTATCTATTACGGCATTGCATTATCAGCCGTAGCAAAGCCTTTCGTTGATGGAGATAACACCTCAGGTCTTTCTCCGGCAGAATTAAAAGCTTTTTTAGCAGCAGCAACAACTAAACAGATCACCAATGTTCATGGTGAGACTTGGAAGTATGAAAAAACAAAACCTACCAAGACTTATTACAAAAATCAGCTAACCGGAAAGAACTACAGAGGATCTGTAACAGATACCGGAGCCTCTAAAATATCTTTCTCTATCGGAAAGTACGACTTTGAAACTAAAGCCGACATTGAAGGTGGTACTGGTGGAGCTGATAAATACTCGGCAGCAAGTCAGTATAAGGAGAAATCACTTACTCTGGTAGGTCTTACAGAAGATGGAGTTTATATCGTATATCCTAAAGCGGATATCATAGCAGGAACAGTTACAACAGATAACGCCTTGGCAATTGAAGTTGAAGCAACAGCTATGGAGCCGGATATCGCCATTGAGTCTGAGGCTCAGATCAGAAAGTCTGCCGTTGATGCGGTAGCATAACAGATAAATAGAACTACTAATCCATGGGAGTGGGCTTTCTGCTCATTCCCTTTTTTATTTAAAGACATGAATGAAGCTGCAAAAATAATATCCGAATCATTAAGCGGATCAAACTTTAAGACAGTCCTACTGGCTGGCAAGGCATATACGATCTATCCTCCCACAATAAAGATAATAGTTAGGGCTTTAGGGGCGCTCTCTAAGGTTGATATGAATGAAAAACAAAGCGAGTTAAGCATTATCGGTGAAATTCCTTCCAACGCCCCTCATATAATCAAAGGCATTTCTGCATTTATTGTCGGAGATGTCAATAATTGGAGATGGAAAGCACATAAGCTGGGGAAAAGATTATATAAAGCTACGCCTAAAGAACTAAACGAAGCTTTTAAAGCTATTATAGAACTAATACAAGGAAAAGATTTTTTCGATTGTGCCGCCTATGTTCAGAACGTAGTAAAGATGGCGGCGAATCAGAGATAATAGGAAACGAAACGCTTTTAGGACAGATTGCTAGTTTTATGGAGAATCTCCATTTAAGCTATAAAGAAGTATTTGAAGAAATACCTTATCAGAATTTAATTCTGATGCAAAAAGATAAACTACATGTGACTTATGGAAGCGTAATTACAGAATCCAGCAGTGAAGAATTATTTGGGGATAAAATAAAAGGATGATAAATGAGTGAAATATATTTTAAAATTACAAATATATAGTACGCTAATTTATTGTTTTTAAGCAAATTATTTTGTACATTTAAAGATAACAAATAACAATATGAAACAGAAAACTATTATCACAATAGGAATGAAATTCGGGATGCTAACAGTCCTAGAAATTGAAAGAGCAGGAGTATTAGATAAAGATAAACATAAAAAATGTAAATGTAAATGCGATTGCGGTAACGTAAAAACAGTCAGATCAAACAATTTAATAAAGGGGGATGTAAAAAGTTGCGGATGTCTAATTTCTAAGCATAAAAATATTTTAGGTAAACGATTTGGTAGGCTTACGACAATAAAAGACGTTGGAAGGGCAAGTAATGGATCTGCTCTTTGGCTGTGTAAGTGCGATTGCGGTAATGAAGTTATTGTCAGACAGTGTAATTTGCATTCAGGTAACGTCCAAAGTTGTGGATGTTATATGAAAGACAAAATAAAAATATCAAATACTACACATGGCTTAAAAAATACAAGACTATACAGAATTTGGCACGGTATGAAAGGCAGGTGCTATAACCCTAATGATAAAAATTTCCATTTATACGGAGGGAAAGGTATATGTCTATTCGCAGAATGGAAGGATAATTTTATATCTTTTTATAATTGGGCTAATAATAACGGATATGATGATAAATTAACAATAGATAGGATAGATTCAAACGGAAATTATGAACCTTCAAATTGCCAATGGATAACAAGAACTGAAAATACAAAAAGAGCGACGTCTTATTATATAAATATAAATGGGATGAAAGATTCTATTAGAGGATGGAGTAAACGCCTTGATATAAGTCCAGCAATAATAAGGAATAGATATGATGAGCTTGGGGAAGAATCCTTCGGGAAATTAGTATTGGAATGTATAAATGCAGGAAATAATCTTCAATTATATAAACATAAGGGGTTTTCTAATAATAAAACAATAAAATAATTATATAATGGCGGAGCTTTACTTTCGTATAAA